CCTCGATCCATTAAGTAAACACCACGAACCCTCTCAGGGCTCCCAGCCCTTGGAGGGCTTTCGCATGTCTGACCAAAAACCAATCAGCTATGTCTACTGCACCACCAACCGAATCACCCACCGATTTTATGTCGGCAGCCATTGTGGCAAAAATCCGAATTATCTTGGATCTGGCGCTGCCCTCAGAAAGGCGATCGAAAAATATGGTCGCCACAACTTCTACAAGGAAATACTCCACTACTGCAGCGACCACCAGCAGGAAGAGGAGCGGCTCCTGATCGCCCTCGATGCTGCCAATCATCCGCAAATGTACAACCTCACAAATAGTGGCAGTGGTGGCTCCGTGGGGCGCATCTACTCGGAGAAAACCCGCCAATCGCTGAGCGAAAAGCACAGCGGCAAGAACAACCCCAACTTTGGGCGCAAAAGATCCGCAGCCTGCAGAAAAAAGACCTCAGACGCTCAACACCGGCGCTGGGCCAAATACCGAAACCAAAAAGCAAACCGCCAAAACTAGGAGGCACCAATGGAGACACAAATCGAATCAATATTTATCGAACACACCAGCTGCAGCGCGTGTGGGTCATCGGACGCGAATGCCGTCTACTCGGACCACTCGTTCTGCTTTGCGTGTGAGACGCATGTGAATCTTGAGGACCCCCCGGTTGTATCGACTATCGATATGCGACCGACCGCAGTGCCGATCACCAACTTTATAAAAGGCGACTATCAGGCCCTAAGAAAGCGGGGCATCTCCGAGCAGACCTGTCGGGCCCTCGGGTATTCCGTCGGGGAGTATCAGGGCAAGCCCTGCCACATCGCCCCAATTACTGACAGCAAGGGCCGACTGGTTGCCCAAAAGCTCAGGCTGCCGGGTAAGGACTTCAGGGTCCTCGGCGACCTCAAAGCTGGCGGTCTGATATTCCAGAACAAATGCAAAACATCAGGCAAGCGACTAGTCATCACCGAGGGCGAGATCGATGCTCTCAGCTATGCAACGGTCGCTCCGGACTGGCCTGTCGTCAGTCTGCCAAATGGCTGCAGCGGCGGCGTCAAGGCCGTCAAGAAGTCTCTCGAGTTCTGTGAGGGCTTCGACGAGGTTGTCCTGCTGCTGGATTCTGATGAGCCCGGGCGTGCTGCAGCCTTGGAAATCGCTGCGCTGCTGTCACCCGGCAAGTGCAAGATCGCCGAGCTACCACTCAAGGACGCCAACGAGATGCTGGTGGCTGGAAGGGTCTCGGACCTGAAGCACGCAGTCTACAACGCCAAGCTGTTCAGTCCCGAGGGCATTGTCCAAGGGCATGAGCTCACGGTCGCTGAGCTGCAGGCTGTCACACCCAAAGGCAACGCCATTCCATTCCCTCAGCTCAACTCAATGATCCGAGGACTGCGCAAGCGGGAGCTGGTAATGATCTGCGCCGGATCAGGAATCGGGAAGTCTACATTCACCCGGGAGCTCGGTTACCACCTCGCAGTCGAGCACGGTCAGAAAGTTGGCTATGTGATGCTCGAGGAGAGTGTCGCCAAGACAGCGCAGGCAATGGTCGCCATCGACAACAACGTGCCCCTCGGTGACCTCATGGAGGAGCCCACGATCCTGACGCAGGACCAGTGGGACACATCGTTTGAAAAGGTCGTCGCCCCCTCGGCTTTTTATGACAGTTTCGGATCATCCGAGATCGACAAACTACTTTCGAAAATTCGCTATCTGGCTGTCGGGCTGGGCTGTGATTTCGTGGTGCTCGATCACGTCAGCATGGTTGTCAGTGCTGGCACAGACGACGAGAGGAAGTCGCTGGACATGCTGATGACGAAACTGCGGTCCCTATGTGAAAACACCGGGATCGGCGTGATCGCCGTGTCGCATATCAAACGAGGCTCCGGGGACAAGTCCTACAACGAAGGCGCACAGATCTCACTGACTAGCCTGAGAGGCTCCGCAGCCCTCGAGCAGCTCAGTGATGTCTGCATTGCTCTCGAGCGTGATCAGCAATCTGAGACGGAGGGCGACATCGCCCAGATCCGGCTATTGAAGAACCGCCCATTCGGGCAAGTAGGACCAGCAGGCCACCTGTTGTACGACGTCGCGACTGGCCGCATGAAACACCACGACAAACAAGACGCACCAACCCAATCAGCCGAGGGTTTTGACCCCTTCGATGATGTCCCTTTTTAAAACCAAACCAATGAGGAAACGCAACACATGACACAAATGTCTGAATACCAAAAATACATCGCCCTGAGCCGTTACGCCCGCTGGATCCCTGAAGAGAATCGCAGGGAGTCATGGGATGAGACCGTTGACCGCTACATGGCGAACGTGGTCGTCGGGAAAGTTGACCAAGAGACACACGACGAAATCCGCGAGGCGATCGTCACCCTGAATGTCATGCCATCGATGCGCGGCCTGATGACTGCAGGCGACGCAATGGATCGTGACAACACCTGCGCCTACAACTGCAGCTATTTACCTATCGATGACCCGAAGTCATTCGACGAGGCGATGTTCATCCTGCTATGTGGGACAGGCGTCGGCTTTAGTGTCGAGCGTCAATATGTCTCAAAGCTGCCGGACGTGCCGGACTCTATGTTTGACAGTCAGAGCACCATCGTGGTCCGAGATTCCAAAGAGGGCTGGGCCAAGGCCTATCGTCAATTGATCTCTCTACTCTACGCAGGCGAGGTGCCATTGTGGGACGTGTCGCAGGTTCGCCCGGCTGGCACTAAGCTGAAGACATTCGGCGGCAGAGCGAGTGGACCTGAGCCTCTCGAGGACCTGTTCCGATTCACATGCGAGACATTCAAATCAGCGGTCGGCACAAAACTGACCTCGATCCAATGTCACGACATCATGTGCAAGATCGGTGAGGTTGTTGTCTGCGGTGGAGTGCGTCGTTCTGCGATGATCTCACTGAGCAATCTGTCTGATGATCGTATGCGTCACGCCAAGTCGGGCCAGTGGTACAACACCGACCCGCAGCGTGCCCTCGCGAACAACTCGGTTTGCTACACCGAAAAGCCAGACATGGAGACATTCCTGCGTGAATGGGCTGCACTGGTTGAGTCTAAGTCAGGCGAGCGTGGTCTATTTAGTCGCCCGGCATCTCAAAAGCAGGCAGCCAAGAATGGCCGTCGAGATCCACAGCGTGAATTTGGCACAAATCCCTGCAGTGAGATCATCCTGCGTCCCTATCAGTTCTGCAACCTGACCGAGGTCGTCGCACGTCCCGAGGACACCCGTGAGGAACTTGCCAACAAGGTGAGGCTGGCCTCGATACTGGGGACCATCCAGTCGACGCTGATTCACTTTCCATATCTCCGCAAATGCTGGACCGATAACACCGCTGAGGAGCGGCTGCTCGGTGTATCACTGACAGGGATCATGGACAACAGGGCAATCAGTCTCAACGATGATGCTGCTGAGATCCTCGAGGAGCTGAAGGATGTGGCAATTGCGACCAATAAGGTCTGGGCGTATGAGTTCGGCATCCCGGTCTCGGCAGCAATCACTGCTGTAAAACCCAGCGGAACTGTCAGCCAACTGGTCGACAGCTCGTCAGGTATCCACACGCGACATTCGGACTATTACATCCGGACCGTGCGTGGTGACAACAAGGACCCACTCACTCAGTTCCTCGCTGCCAGTGGTATCCCCAACGAGCCTTGTGCAATGGGTGGACCGACGACAGTGTTCAGTTTTCCAACCAAAGCACCGGATGGAGCTGTTACCCGGGACGACCTCGATGCAATCAAGCAGCTGGAGATCTGGCTGATGTATCAGCGCCACTGGTGTGAGCACAAACCCTCGGTGACCATCACGGTCCGCAACGATGAGTGGATGAAGGTCGGCGCGTGGGTGTTCGAGCACTTCGATGAGATGTCAGGCGTGTCATTCCTGCCTCACTCTGATCACAGCTACAAACAAGCGCCATATCAAGAGTGCACTCAGGAAGTCTATGAGGCCGCACTGGCAATCATGCCAACAGGTATTGACTGGACCGGACTGCAAGAGTTCGAGAAAGAAGACACCACGACCAGCAGCCAGACCCTAGCCTGTACGGGTAGCGTTTGCGAGATGGTCGACATCGGCAGCTAAACAATCAAGGGCCTCCGGGCCCTTTTTTTCCACAAAGCAACCGCCCAAAACTGGAGGCACCATGAAGACATTAATTTTTGATTTGGAGACAGACGGGTTTGTCGACACCATGACCACTATTTGGTCCTGCGGTATCGGCTGCCCGGTCACCGGAGAGGTGACAACGTACACCGACTATTCGGATGACTACCCATCGCTGGCTGAAGGCCTGCAGCGCCTCAAAGAGGCTGACAGGGTAGTCGCCCACAATCTCATCGGGTTTGATTTCTGGGCACTTAGAAAGCTACACCCGGACGTGATCACCCTGCAGCAGTGCTGGGACTCATTAATCGTCGCGCAGCTGCTAGACCCTGAGCGTCGATCACATGCTATCAAGTCCTACGGCGCAGAGTTTGGAGCACCGAAAGGTGACTTCAAAAATTTCATGATGGAACCAGAGCCAGACAAAACACGGGCCGAGGTATTTAAAGAGATGTTTGACTATTGCGAAATCGACGTCGAGATCAATATCCGGATCTACAGGGAGCTGCAGCTGCGACTCAAGTCTGATCTGGTGAATGACAAAATCGACTGGCGTCAGGCGATAGACCTCGAGCACAAGACCGGCTGGTGTCTCGCGCTGCAGAGTTCTCACGGGTTTCGATTGGACCTCGATGCTGCTCGGGATCTCGAGAGCAAACTGCGCGAGGAGTCGATCATGATCGAGCGGGATCTGCAGGACACTTTCCCGCCGAAGTACATCCCGGCCAAAGGTAACTGGGCACACGAGCAGCATCGCTGGGCCAACATTGAAACAACGACACCCAAGGTCGGCAACAAGACCCGGGGGATTGTCGCTGGAGCACCTTACACCAAAATTGCGCTGCAGGTATTCAATGCCGGATCGCGGATGCAGATCGTTTATCGATTAACGAGCAAGTACCAGAAATGGAAACCCAGCAAGTTCACCCCCAGCGGTATGGCTCAGATCGACGAGTCGGTGCTGAAGAACATGCGCGTCCCCGAGGCTACGCCGCTGGCTCGGTATTTCAGGGTGACCAAGCAGCTGTCCCAGCTGTCTGACGGGAAAAATGGATGGCTCAAGCTCGAGAAGGATGGGCGGGTGCATGGTCGGGTCAAATCTTGTGGCTGCCGTACTCACAGGATGTCGCACTTCTACCCGAACATGGCTCAGGTTGACAAAAAGGACATCCGGATGCGTCAGGTCTGGGTCCC